TCTTACCTGTTGGCGTTTTTCATAAAGATACTTTTGTGCTTGTGGAAGTTCACGCTCAACAAGATATTCATTGTAGAAGTCTTTTAATTTTGGTAAATATTCTTCAATAGCTAATGGATTAAATTGCACTGTTTCAAGCATGTAACCGTGTGCAGACCATTGATAAAAATGACACCATTTCCTGCCAGTAACAAATAATTGGATTTGTATCTGTAGCCAGTAATGAGTTTGATAATCTATAGACTTAAATTCTGGTGGGTTTTTATCACGTTGACCATAGGGGCATTTAATCTCAATCAAACCATCATCATTAATCAAACCATCTGGTGATGCTCCAAGCCAATCTTCATATGTGTGAAAACCAGTAAGCTCCACTTTTCTATTAAATTTTAACTCATAGTCAGCCAGCGCAATAGGCTCGTGATAAGTACCATAGTTAGTCGCTGGATTACCAGTAAATTCACTAGGATAATTATGATAATCACGAACCATGTTACGCATAACATCTTCACGTTTCATAAAGGGAGATAACCCTAAGATTGCACCAACATTACTACCAGTTATACGACCTTTGCGTTTTTCAAACCATTCTTCTGTTCTTTGTTGTTCCATTATTATTTACTCTTATAGTTATAGTTAAAAATGCACATCCATGTGCGTTAGTTGTTTACCAGGGGATTGAATCAATTTCAACAATGCTTGGTTCAGCAGATACTTCTTCTTTAACTGGTGCAGATGCTCCTTTGCGTGGAGCAACTTTAGCAATCCAATTTCCAGTTCTGCCTTCTAAATCCCAAATCATAATTTTGATTAACATTAATTTTTCTAATATAGCTTTAGCCATTGCCGTATCGTTTGGCGTTTCATCAGACTGCGCTAACTTACCGCCACAGTTTGCATCTATAGCCATTAACATTTCCTTAGCTTTATCTGCTTTTTTGGTATTAATATCATTGACGCGCAATTTTTGAAAGATTTTACGTCCTTTGTAAATAGCAGGTTCTGCTATTACCCAACGTAAACTAATGTATTCATCACCTTGATATTCTGCCCATCCAGCTTCATCAATCAATGCTAGGCAAGTTGTGTTGTCAGGAATGTTTTCAATAGTACCGCCAGAAGAAAACTCACCAGTTGTAGTAATTACTTTGTTGTCGCTTGTAGTCCAAAAGTTTGCCATTTGTTTATGCTCCGATGCTTGGGATTAAATTTAAAAGTGGGTTTATGCCGTTGACAACTACTATGTCCTCGTTTATTCCAAAACGGTTTTTACTTATATTTGCAGCAGTTGCATAGGAAACTAATATTCTAGTTCCATCACTAATTGCTTTTTTACGTTCGCCATCCCCAAATGTATGAGTTTCTAGCTTAAGATAACAAACCATATCGACATTATCTATAAAATGACTTACAGACTTCTTCTGCATACGGATGTTATAACGTGTGTATGGATCTTGGTCTGGTAATTCGATTGTTTCTGTTTCTGAATGAGCAATGAACACAATGTTCATACCCTTGACTTCATTAAGTATGCCAGCAGCTTTGCGAACCCTGCCATGCAAACTTGACAATGCTTGAAAGCCAGCACCATAACCGCCAAGTGCTTGGGCAATCGTTCTGGGCTTTTTAGGATCAGTATCAACAATGTGATTTGTGAACAAATTATCAAGCTGAGTGACACTATCAATAACCAATGTTTTATAATCATGATCTTCCTTGATTAATGCAGTTAGTTGTTCCCACAACATATCAACATTTGATAATAATGGAAAAGCATCAGGTCTTGTTGCTGTTGGTATGGCTTGCAAACCATCTTCAGCTCTGATAAATATAGGTTTTGGAAATGTGGCAGCTAAACTTGTTTTTCCAAGTCCAGCATCACCTGTTATAGTGCAAATGATCGAACGATCATCTGGTTTAGCAATAGAGCTTAGTATGCTCATGGTATTTCTCCTTACGGTTAAAAATCTTTTTCTCTAATTCCGTTGCACATTTTACCGATATAAATTAGAATTGCAACACCTAAACAAATATTTTTTTAAACAAGAGGAAAAAAACAATGCTAACACCAGAAGAAATCAAAGCTAAATTAATACATCCTTCTTTTAACCTATCTTATTTATCTAGGGAAGTAGGTATCGGATATATGACGCTGTGGAAACTTGCTCATGGGAAATTAAAAGTAATTCCTTATGATTTAATTAAAAGACTGAGTGACTATTTCAATGTTGCCTGAGTTATGTGATGCAATTAGAGCAGTTGGTTATGAACCTCCTCCTAATATTGCTGTTGGTAAGGTAACAAGATTTTCAACCAATGGAAAAAGAAATGATAGGTCAGGTTGGGTTCATGTATTTGATGATGCTCGTGGTGCTGTATTTGGTTGTTGGCGCAGTGGAGAGCAACACCAATGGCATGAGAAACGTGATTATGTTCCAGATATACACGAACAAGAAGCCATGCGTCAGCAGTTTGAAGAAGCCAAACGTAAAGCAATAGCTGAACGTGATGCTGCTTATGCTATAGCAGCAAAGGAAGCACAGGTATTATTTGATAATGCAGTTCCAGTGGTAAGCCATGACTATCTGACTAATAAGGGCATACGTCCTAATATGGCGCGTATGTTTGGCGGAAAACTTATCATACCTGTATATGGTGCAGACGGAGAAATTCAGTCAGTACAGTCAATATTTAGTGATGGAGCAAAGAGGTTTCATTCTGGCGGTAAGATGGCAGGAGGTCATTGCTGGATTGGTGATCCTTCTGAGTCTGAAACTCTTTTAGTTGCAGAGGGATTTGCAACTGCGGATAGTTTAAACCAAGCCACCAATCTTGCTGTCTGTATAGCATTTAACGCTGGAAATCTTAAGCCAGTAACGCAAATGTTAGCAAGCCAATACATTGGTAAGAAAATAGTTATTTGTGCAGACAATGACAGTTCTGGTATTGGCATGAGCAAAGCAAAAGAATGTGGAGTTGATATTGTATTACCAACCATTGATGGTGACTTTAACGACATGATGTCAGAAAAAGGTATTGATGCAGTTCGTGACATTGTCTTTGGTAAGGTAAAGCAGGAAGGTTTGTTTATCACCATTGAAGATATGATGGCAAGCATAAAGAAGCCTAATTGGTTAATAAAGGGAATACTTGAACGTGGATCAATGAATCTTCTTTTTGGTGAGTCAGGTGCAGGTAAAAGTCTTTTTGCTATGGATTGGGCGTTTTGTGCTGCAACAGGTAGAAACTGGCATGGTCATAAGATAAAAGAAGAATTAAAAACTTTAATCATTATGGGTGAAGGTTTGCGTGGTGCTTCAATGCGCTTTAAAGCATTATCACAAAAATATGGAGAACCACCAAAGAATATTAGATTAAGCAGACGATCAATTAATCTATTAGATAGTAAAGAAGCTGATGAAATATTAAAAATAGTAGCAGAGTTAGATTTTAAACCTGATATTATTATTATTGATACTTTGCATCGTAATATGGTTGGAGATGAAAATAGCTCTGAAGATATGGCGTTGTATTTTAAGTCTATAGAATTACTTGCCAGACGTTTAGATGCTGCAATTGTAACTGTTCACCATAGTGGACATGGTGATAAAGGAAGATCAAGAGGATCATCATCAATTAAGGCAGCTATGGACGCAGAGTTTTGTGTCGCCAAGAATGGAGATGCAATTACTTTTTCATGCACTAAATCAAAAGATTTTGGCTTTGGTACTGATATGAGTTTTGTCATTAAAGAAGTAGAGTTAGAAGGTGAAGTATTTTATGATGAAGATGATGATAAGCAGATCACCAGTGTTTATTTAGAGTATCAAGGTGTAGCTACTAAAGAAAAAGTATTGTCAAAAAAGTTACAAAAAGCTATGGACAGTTTAGTTTTAGCATCAGAAACTATTGGAAAAGAGCGTCCAGAACTGTCCATTTTAGGTTCTGGACAGATAATTGTTTCACTGTCCGAATGGAAACCATTTTTTAATGAGGATAAAGAGCTTGCTTCAAGGAGACAAAACTTTTCTGAGTGTAGAAAAGATTTGATAAAACAAGAGCTTATAGGTGTTGATGGAGATTATAGTTGGATATTATAGACTGTCCAGTTGTCCTAATTGGACAGTTTTGTACAGCCTGTACAGGATTAATAAAAGTGTACGTACTGTCCACACCCCCTTAAGGGGGTGGACAGTGGACACAAATCTCGGACAAGGAATTGTATGGATAAAATTAAAAGACATGAAGGACTAATTATGTTATATTAATTTTTAATATAACTAAGTGAGTTTTGAAATGGATAATGAAGAAAGATTAAATAAACAAAAATTAGCAAAAAGAATTTATCGTTTAAAAAATAAAGAAATTGGAAATGATAGGGATAAAGTTTATGAAGAAAAAAATAAAGAAAAAATAAAAGAAAAAAAATCTTTGTTTTATTTTGCTAATAAAGAAAGATTAAACAAAGAAAGATGCGAAAGAAGATTACGACAAAAATTGAGAGAATCTATTGAATGAAATTTTAGAGCTTATAAAAGAGGTTGAAGAAGTTTTTGGAACAGTACAAGCAAAAGCAATTAAGATTAATGACGAGGTGGTGTTACACGATGGTAAATTTCAACAAGAAAGAAAGGAATTGGAGTTATGAAAAAAGATTATGTAATACGTTGGTATTTGCTACCATTTGTTTTGTTGGTATATTTTTTTATATTGTTAGCTGGCATTGTTAGGTTGGTGTTTAGATGATTGCTGTTTTGTATGGTTTATATTTAATTATGAGAAGAAATGATGGATGATGTTGAATATTTTTATGACATGGCAGATAAAATGAATAAAATGCCAACTGAAGCGCAATTAGAGGCGTTTTTAGAAGCAGTTAATACTATGAGCAGGATAAAAGCTTTTGTCCTTGTGATGAGGCTGTAATGAAGCACAATCATTATTTTAAAAATACAGTTCATTTAAATGCTGTTGATGTTTACCGTGTACTTTCATTGTACGGTGTTACTGATCCATGTCTGCAACATGCAATTAAAAAACTTTTATGTGCTGGTGATAGAGGAGCAAAGGACATTGAACAAGATGTACAAGAAGCTATTGATGCTTTAGGACGTTGGCAGGATATGATGGAAGAGGATGAACTAAAATGAGATTTCCACCAATTAACTTATTCAGTGCGCCAAAACAAATTGCTATATGTAAACATACAAATTGGATGATGTTGTATAGCTTGAAGAATGATATGCCAGTACATACAAGGTAATAATTAATGGCATTAAAGACAAGCAACAAGAATAGAAAGAAAAAAGTAATGAGGTTTAAGGCAGATGAACAAAGCTACAAAACCAAAGATTAAATGGGTTGGCAATTACTGGAAATGTTATAGTGCTGATAGAGTTGCTTATGGTGAGTCACCAAAGGTGGCGTTTATTAATTGGAAATCGCAGTATTTTTAAAATAAATATTTCGTAAAGTAGGTTTATCTATGGAAGATAATACAGAAAAAAATAGAGCAGGAAATAGAGGGCTTGGACGAGTAAAAGGAACTCCAAACAAGGCAACAGCACAAGCAAGAGAGGCTATTGCAGATTTTGTTGATGGAAATGCTCACAGATTAACAGGATGGCTTGACCAAGTGGCTGAAACAAATCCAGAGCGTGCGTTTCAGTTATTTCAAAGTGTTATTGAATATCATGTTCCAAAGTTAGCAAGAAGTGACAATACTGTAACTGGTGCAGATGGTGGAGCAATAGTCCACAGGATAGAGGTTTCATTTGGCGACGATTAAGGCAAAGTTTCCTCCAAGTCTTAAAGATATATTTAAGCAAAAA